ATGTTTTTTTTATAAAAAGTATATTGTAAGTATAAAAGCCTATTAAATCAACATTCTTATATATTTATTTTAATGTTTTTGAAAAAAACGTGTAACCGTGTAACCCTGGGTAATTTTTAAGAAAAAATAGTAAAGGAGCGATGATCATGAAGAAGATAAAAATGTATGTCATTAGAGATGCTAAATATCCGCAATGGTACTTCCAACGTATCGAAGACTACTCAAGCATGATGGGATATCTTGCAAAGAACCATCCACGATATACGCATAAATTTACAACTGACATTAAACAAGCGATGCATTTTAAAACGCCAAATGAAGTTTTAGAGTTTATCAAAAAACATGCTATTGAAGGGACAATTGTTAAAGACCCGTATCAAGAACGAATTAGTAAAACGGCATTTAAAATGGGTGAGAATTACGGTGAAGCAATCACGTACATCATGGGATGATTGAAGATTCGAGTGAGAAGATGTTAGCTGCTTCCAAAGCGTTAAAAGTGAATGCAAATACATTGATTAAATTTATGAAAGACCCGTATTCAGTTGCAGCTCATATTCGAGATCGTATTGTAGAGAATTTAGGGAATCTAGAAAAGGCGGTGAAGGCAATTGGCTAAAGATGAATTTGAAAAGTTAAAAGATGATGTTCACTACTTGATTGTGGCTCATTGCAAGTACAAGGATATGTCGATGTATGACAGAGCGTTGAAGCAATTCCAAGAAGATATCAACTATGGACAAATTGAAGAGATGAGCTACAATGAACGATTCGCTTTCTTACTTGGATTCGAAACAGCTCTCAAGACCGTAGAAGCTATCGCTCTAAAAGATTGTAACAAGACTATGGTGAAGCCTCGAAAGTTAGATAAACCACTCGAGCAATGTGGACTTATGAGTGCGACTTAGGAAGGTGAATTGAATGGATTTAACATATAGCGAAAAATTCAAAGATTACATCGAAGTGCAAAACAATTTAGGATATCCACAAACAATTTACAAGTTTCCTAACGGATATGGTGCAAGTGTAATTAAATTCAATTACGTGTACATTGGAATAGAAATTGCAGTATTGAAATTTGATAAAAATGGTAATTGGAATATCGATTACAGCACTCCAATTACAAATGATGTTATCGGTGGATTGAATGAAAAAATCAGAGATGAAGTATTACAACGAATTTTCGATTTAGAGAAGACAGAGGAGGAACAATAATGGAATTAATTGTATTTTTACAAAATGGTAACACTCTTAAATTTGAAAATGTGTCAAACGTAAGATTTAGCACGAACTTTTTTACAGTATTGTGTTTCGATTACGTGAGTGCATCGAATCATAAAAAGAAAAGTGCAGCATTCAATTATGTGCATCTAGCAGGAGTATCATTCGAGGAGGAATTAGTAGATGTTGACAGTTTATTCAAAGCCTAGATGCATGCAGTGCGAGATGACGAAGCTGTGGTTGACTCAGAATAAAATACCATTTGAGACAGTGGATACAGAAGCAAATCCGGAAGCGTTGGAGTTGTTAAGTCATTATGGTTGGCAAACTCTTCCAGTGGTGGCTATCGATGACGAAATAAGCGACAATTCTAAATCCTGGAGCGGTTTCCAAATCGATAAGTTAGAAGCTCTATTGTGAGGTGAATAATGGACAGTAGAGGTTATTACGGAATATGTGCTGGAATCATTGAAAGAGCCGTTGATGATTACAAAATAGCCTTAAGATACTTGCTTTCCAAAGGGGTTGTAAAATCTGATTGGAATCTAAAAGAGAATCATTTTAGAAATAGGCATCATCGAGAAGCGTGGAATGTAAAAACGGACTGCGAGCGGTTCTTTCTTAGTCAGTATTTTGATTATTTATCGAATACAGAAGAATTCGGGTCAACCCTAATGAAACGGATTAGAGAGGATGTGAAAAATGGGAATTAAACATCAATTGAAGCAAATTCGATTAATTGATTTGGAAATAAAAACAAAAATGGAAGAGCTAGATCGTTTAAATAATTCTTTCTTAAAATCTCCTTCTCTAAAAGAAGTGAATGTGCAAGAGTCGAAGGTAGGCCTAAAAGACGATGCTTACGTCAAATTGATTAGCTTGAGTGAGTACATCGACAAAAGGGTTGATAGCTTGATTGATTTGAAATACCAACTGATAAAAGCAATTGAGCAATTGGACGATTCTAAAGAACGAACCATCATTTGGATGAAATACATCTCTTCTAAGAATTGGGATGAGATTGCTGAAGAATTGCAAATCTCTAAAACCACACTATTCATTCTTCATGATGAAGCTGTTAAAAAAATTGAAAGATGTACTAAAAAAGACGACTCTGTACCGAGTAGTACTAATGAATCTATGATATAGTTATCATGTGGAAGTTGTGGAAAGAGATATTCTTTTTTCTCATGGTTTAGAATCCTTTTATTTTTTCCTATTGGGTGATGAACTCAATAGGTTTTTTATTTAAAATTGTGTGAGTCGTTCTGAACGGCTCTTTTTTTATGTATTCATTGGGAGGTGGTTCGGTGAGTGAGTAAATTAACAACAAAACAAGAGTTATTTGTTCAGAATCTCGTTGCTGGACAATCTCAAAGGCAAGCGTATAGGCAAGTTTATAACGCAGAAAAAATGACAGATAAGACCGTTGATGAAACTGCTAATAAATTGTTAAAAAACCCCAAGGTTACCGCAAGGTATCGAGAGTTACTAAAACAATTCTCAAACATGGCTCTTTGGTCCAGGGAACAAGCATTCAACGAGTATGAATGGCTGAAGAATCAAGCAAAAGATGATATCAAGATGCAAGGTGTTCGCCAGGCTAATTCAAATGCTTTTGTGAACGCGCTTGAGGGCATGAATAAGATGGCTGTTGTTGGTGATGAATTAGTGAACGAGAAACTTCAGCAAGAAATCGAGGTTCTTAAGTCGAAAGTAACGAAGATGGACGAAAGCAACGAATCGAAAGTTGCTGAGTATTTGAATAAGTTAGGAGATGAACTGGATGAGTTTACGTGATGTATACACTCCTAAACAGATTCAAGTTGCAAAACGTCTTCGGGCTTCTGATTGGTTTATCTGTGTGCTGCACGGTGCTAAACGTTCAGGGAAGACAGTATTGAACAATGATGTGTTCTTGCAAGAGTTAGTTCGTGTTCGTAAGATCGCAAATGAATTAGGCATTGCAGAGCCTCAATATATATTGGCTGGAGTGTCAAGCCGTACCATTCAAAATAACGTTTTGCAAGAGCTGTACAATCGTTATGGAATGGAATTCAAAGTGGATAAGCACAATAGCTTTAGATTGTTTGGAGTCAAAATCATCCAGGCATACACTGGAACAATTTCAGGCCTTGGAAACATTCGAGGGATGACCGCATTTGGAGCGTATGTCAACGAAGCGTCACTGGCAAAGGAACAAGTATTTAAAGAAATTGTTTCACGTTGTTCCGGTGAAGGTGCTCGGATTGTTGCGGATACAAACCCGGATAATCCTAATCACTGGTTAAAACGTGATTACATCGATAACGAGAGTGAAAACATCATCAACGAGCATTTTAAACTGGATGATAACACATTCTTATCGAAGAGATACCGTGAGAGTATCAAGAAAGCTACTCCTTCAGGAGTGTTTTGGGATAGAGATATTGAAGGCCTTTGGGTCATTGGTCAAGGTGCTGTGTATAAAGACTTCAACCGTGAAGTTCATTATGTGGACGATGTTCCTTATGATGAAATCAACAACTATTTCGTGGGCGTCGACTGGGGTTATGAACACTATGGCGCTATGGTAGTCATTGGAGAAACGGATGACGGGACCTGGTATTTAGTAGATGGTTGTGCTGCAAAGCATAAAGACATTGATTTTTGGGCGTTGAAAGCAAGAGAGTACGCTGATAAATACGGTGATAACATTCCGTTCTATTGCGATTCTGCACGTCCAGAACATGTTAACAGATTGTGGAATGATGGATTGAACGCGTTTAATGCTGATAAATCTATCTTATCTGGTATTGAAGTCGTGGCGAAAGGCTTCAAGACGAATAAATTATTTGTTTTAAGGAACGCTATTCCTCGCTTCGACGAAGAAGTATATCAGTATGCATGGGATGAGAAAACAGGATTGCCTGTTAAGGTATTTGATGACGTTATGGATGCATTGCGTTATGCATTGTATTCAAACGTTACAAGAAGAAATGGATTTGTGGGGTGATTGAAATAAAAATTGAAGAAATTATGAGCAAAGATTATGAGATTGCTGCTAAGGCAATTGATACGGCTATCAAAGAGCAAATAGGAAAAGAATCCTATTCAGCAGCACAGACGGCCAACCGATATTATGAAAGTGATCATGATATTAAAAACAATCGTATCTTCTATTTGGACGATAACGGTGTTCTGAAAGAAGATAAGTATGCAACGAATGTTCAGATTCCGCATAGCTTCTTCACTGAATTGGTAGACCAGAAAGTGAATTACTTATTGAGTAATCCAGTTCGATTTGAAGTGAAAGAAAATGACGAGCTGCAACGATTGATTGATGAATATGTCGATGAAGACTTCCAACTGTTCGTCTCAGAGTTGTTAGAAGATGTATCCATCAGTGGTGCGACTTATGCGTATATGAGAACAAACGCGGATGATAAGCTATGTTTCCAGGTCTCAAGATTCTTGAAGACGTTTATGGTCTATGACGAAACATACGATGAAGTCGCAGTTATTCGTTATTACAAGAAACAAATGCAAGTCGAGAACGAGCTGCTAGATGTAATGTTCGCTGAACGCTGGACGGATGAGAATGTGACGTTCTTCAAAACGGACCGCAACGGTAAATTAGTATTTGATAAAGACCGACCAAAGAACCCAAAACCTCATGTGGTTGCAAAAGCGGATAACGGAACGTATTTAACACGTACTTATGGACGCATTCCTTTCTACAAACTGTCTAATAATCACAGTGAGAAATCGGATTTAGCGCCAATTAAAGCGTTGATTGATGATTATGATTTGATGGCTTGTTTCTTATCTAACAACTTAATGGATTATGATAAGCCGATTTACGTTGTTTCTGGCTTCCGTGGAACGAACCTATCAGAGTTGAGACAAAACATCAAAGCTCGTGGAATCGTAAACGTAGGGAATCCAGATAACAAAGGAAACGTTGACTTGAAGACATTCGATATTCCTTTTGAAGCACGAAAAGCGAAATTGGAAATCGACAAAGAAGCGATTTACAAGTTCGGTATGGGGTTTGACAATTCTCAAACTGGTGACGGAAACGTAACGAACGTGGTGATTAAATCACGATATACGCTTCTTGAAATGAAGTGTCGCAAGGTAGAGATTCGTTTACGTTCTCTATTGAAATGGGCGCTACATGCAATCATTGACGATATCAACCGATTGAATCAAACGAATTACTCAACAGAAGGAATTCAGATTCTAATTGAACCAGAAATGATTGTAAATGAATCGGATATTGCTAACATCGACAAGCTAGAAGCGGAAACGAAGCAAACACTTATCAATGCTATTGTGTCAAGCGCTCCATACTTAGGAGAAGATACGGTTATTGATATGATTTGCAAGCAATGGGACTTAGATGTTGAAGAGGTTCGCAAAGCTATTGAAGCAGATTCAGAAGTAGGTGAAAACGATGAATCAGTGGGAACAGGAACTACAGAGGCTGGAGAAGACTCAAGACCTGAGGATGAATAGAGAATTGTATCACATTTACTCTGACACCTTGAAAGATGTTAAGAGTAAATTGAAAGCATATCTCGATGAGTATGAGGATTTACCTTATTGGAAGCAACAACAAACTGGTAGGTTAAAACAATTGACAGACGAGATCGTCGAAAAGCTTCAAGAGGTATATCCTCAAACTAAAACCGTAATCGAGAACTTCAAACAAGAACAGTTTGAAACAGGCTATTACGGTGGTTACTACACTGTGGAAGAATCGCAGCAAGCAGATTTGCCGATAGCGTTTCTTCCAGATGATGTCATTAGGTCAGCAGTAAGACGTCCAGTTGCTAGTAAGACGTTATCTGAGCGCTTGTATAAAGCACGAAATAGATTAGCGAATCGTTCCCAGGGTGCAATCACCTCTGGAATTTTGCAAGGGCATGGATACGCTGAAATAGCCAGTGTGATATCAAGTAACTCAGAAGCAAATTACAGACAAGCATTACGGATTGCACGCACTGAAGGTGGACGTATGCGAACGCAAGCAAGACAGAATTCGTATGAAGAAATGGAAAAGGTAGGCTGTGACTTACAAAAGCAATGGCTTGCTGCATTAGACAGAAAAACTCGTAAATCTCACGGTCACTTAGATGGCCAAAGGGTGAAAATCGATGAATTCTTTGTGTCTGATGGATTTAAAGCGATTGGTCCAAGATGTTTTGGTGTTGCAGGTATGGATATCAATTGCCGTTGCACTACTATCACAATCGTCGATGGAATCAATCCAGATTATCGAAGAGATAATGAGACCGGAGAAAAGATATCGTTTAGAACGTATGATCAGTGGAAAAAAGACATTGATGAACGTCGCTTTTTGATGTCTGATGATGATGACTACATGAAAGCAAAGAACATGAAGTCACATCAATTAGGCAGCAAGCGAACTATTAAAGATGAACAAATCAGCTTTAAGGGTCGCAAGGTACTAACTTCAAACCACGACATGTATGTATCTGACAGCTTGAAAGGGACTAAGAAGAGCATCAACTATTACGAGAAACAGGTAGATAAAGCACTAGAACTGCTAGATTTACCAAGAGGTGCTGAGAAGCCTCGTATTGTTCTTATGGATGCTAAAAAGGATATAGGGAGACCAAACGCGTTTGGTTCGTATTCACCAAGTACAAACACGATTTTTCTCGATGCTACTACTCCAGGGCATAAAGCAATAATAAAACGTCTGAAGACTGCAAACAGAACTAGAAGAAAAGATGGCAAATACAAGAAGTACTTTGCAGTAGATGATGATTCTATGAGTCCTATTATTCACGAATTTGGGCATTATCAGCACTATCAATACGTAAATAATTACGCGAAGCAAAATGGCGTAAGTTATGCCGAAGCAAAGCGTAAATTTAATGCGAAACTACTTGATATGATTGAAAAGAACCATTATAATATTGCTAGAGATATTAGTGGTTACGCAAACAGACATCTAAGTAAGGATGAACATTCGTTAGATGCAACTAATGAGATTGTTTCTGAAGCGTATACTTTATCTATTTTAAAGTCACACGCATTGGCAGATGTTATAACAGGATTGTTGGAAGGAGGTTATTGGTAATGATTATACCGACAGAAGAAGAAATGAAAATGTATGAGAAGTTTGAGCCACTAGAAGAGTGGAGAAAGCGCGGATACGGTAAAGAGTTACGTGATGACGCTCCAGAAGACATGAAATTGTTAGCGTTAGAAGAACGGGAATGGTACGAGGAGTTAAGAAAAAAAGAAGAAAACGACCCACTGTATCGTATGCTTAGCTCGTATTAAAACAAGTCAATTTTCAAAGGATGCAACCGAAAAGGTTGTGTCCTTTTTTGTTGCAACAAAACTGACCTGGGCAAGTCAATAAACTACCTACGACTCATGTGGAGTATAAGCACAAAAAACATATCCGCTGTTGGAATCAGCATAAAATTGGAGGGATAAAAATGGAATGGATTATTGACATTCTAAAGAAGTATCAAAAGGAAGATGGCACGATTGATTTAGCTACTGCAGAGCAAGAAATTAAGAGTGAATTTCCTAAACAAGCAGTTCCTAAAACTGTTTTTAACGAAAAGAGTGAGCAATTGAGAGCAGCAAATGCAACAATTGACGAACTAAAAAATAACAGCAAAGGCAGTCAAGAAAATCAAGACAGCCAAGGGAACGAAGAATTACAAACGCAACTAGAAAAATATAAAAAACGTATTGCAGAATTAGAAGCGCAAGAGAAAACGAACGCTATGAACTATCAAGCTCGTTCCGCTCTAGAAAAAGCCGGCATTTCAGACGTGGAATATGGATTGTATTTACTAGGAACGTTAGAAGCGGACGAACAAGGCAATGTTAAAGACTTAGATAACAAGATTAATGATTTACGTGCATCTAAGCCAGTATTCTTCAAAGAAGAAGCGCAAACTTCTTCGAATGGTTACAAAGTCGAAGATACTAAATTAGACGATAGTAAAGAAGATGTATCTGAATTTGACAAAGCTTTTGCTGAAGCTGCCAAAGCTTTCGGGCTAGAAGAAACAAAACAATAACAATAAGAAAGAGGTAAAAATATATGGCAAACACATTAGAATATTCAAAAATTTTCCAACCTTTACTTGACCAACAAGTGACTCAAGAATCTACAACAGGTTGGATGGAAGCAAACGACAAATTCGTTAAATACAACGGTGGAGACGAAGTTAAAATCGCTACACTATTAACAGACGGATTAGCAAACTACGACCGCAGCAATGGATTCACAACTGGTTCTGTTGACTTGAAATGGAATCCATATAAATTAACTCAAGACCGTGGACGTTCATTCACACTTGACTCAATGGATGTTGACCAAACAAACTTCGTAGCTACTGCTTCAACAGTTATGAGCGAATTCCAAAAACAACAAGTAATTCCAGAAATCGATGCTTATCGTTACTCTAAGATTGCATCACTTGCAATTGCTGGTTCACAATCTAGAGAAATCGCACTTACTGCTGAAAATATCGTTGAAGAATTATTAAAAGACTTAACTACTATTGAAGAAGCTACAGGAGTGACTGACGTAGTAATTACAATGTCTCCAACAACTGCATCATTATTAGCAAGCGCTAAAAACGCTAAAGACCACATGTCTACAACACAATTAGCAAAAGGAAACATGAATGTTCGCGTTGTATCATTTAATGACAATGCTATCGTTCGTGCTCGTCAAGAATTATTACAAACAGCGTTCAAATTCAATGATGGTAAAACATCAGGACAAGAAAAAGGTGGTTTCGTAAAAGATTCTTCAAGCAAGGCCATCAACTGGATTATCAGTGCTAAAGACGCTCCTGTGGCAGTTTCTAAGACTGATAAAGTGCGTGTGTTCGACCCAACAGTCAACCAAGCTGCGGATGCATGGAAAACAGACTATCGCAAATTCCATGATTTATGGATTCCAAAAGCGAAACTTGAGAAAGTGTTCGTAAACGTAAAACCATCATAATAGGAGGTTATTAAATGCGAAAATTCAAAAAGTTAAACGTTATCCGTGAAACGGACAACGAAACGATCATTGAAAAATTACTTGATGATGGGTTTGAAGAAGTAGAAGAAGTAGTAGAAACGAAAAGCACTAAGAAGGGTAAAGAGGAGTAACGACTCCTCTTTCCTTTTTATTTAAGGAGCGAAGAGTATGATTATTCAATTATCAGAAGCGATGGAAATCGACAAATCTATTTCAAAAGCAGATTTAGATGCTTATGAGACAACGATTCGTAATTTAACGAACAATAATTTCCAAAACAGAAGTATTCGTAATCAGTCGCTATCCTTTCACGAAAATGTTATTGAGATGCGACATCCTCTCAAAGGTGTTCGCGTAGGTGATACCATAGAAGTCAATGATTCCATCTATAATGATGGGTTATATGTTGTTGATTCCATTTCGGGTAACAAAATTTATGTTCAAGGTTCTGATTTTATTGAGGATTCTAACCATAAAGCGATTGTTACAAAAGTGGAGTACCCGTCAGATATCGCATTTGGATTGAAAAACATCTTGCGCTATCGTGTGAAGATGGGCGATAAGCTCGGTATTAAGTCAGAGACAGTCTCACGCATGAGCACTACTTACTATGACGTGAATGCAACTGACAATATCGATGGATTACCGTCTTCTCTTTACAGTTTCTTGGACAAATATAGACGATTGAGGTGGGCATAATGTTTCAAGAAATACAAGAAAAAAGCTATGTCGATGACGGCATTGGAGGCTCACAGGACGAGTGGCATACAGTAATGACCGTAACTGGTTGGATTGATATGCTGACGGGCTCTAACGCTTCAAATACGACGCAAAACGCAATCGTGGAGCGTTCTACTCACGTCTTAATCATTCCTACGTTTACTGAAGGCATCAAGGACACAATGCGTGTGGTTGATTCATCTAAACGTTGGTACACGATAACGTACTGTGATGATCCAGTAGGAGTGCACCATCACAACGAAATTTACGTGACTTATGAAGGTGTGCTAAATGGGTAGTTTTCGATTTGAGGATTATAGCAAACGCACTAAGAGAGAATTGCGTGAAGTTTCGTTTAAGGCATTAACAAGGGTAGGGAACTTGATTAGTTCCCAGTGCCAGGCTTTAGCAGTAGTCGATACTGGAGAGCTAAGAGACAGTATCCAATCAATTGTGAAAGAGTATGGTGGCGATGTACGAGTATTTGTAGGAACGAACGTTGAGTATTCCGTATTCGTTGAGTTCGGAACGGGTGAATTTGCTGAGAATGGATTAGGTCGAAAAGGTGGATGGTTATATCGAAGCCCAGACGGGAAAGTAGTATTCACGTATGGTAACGAGCCACAGCCTTTTATACGTCCTGCGTTTAAGAAAAACAAGAAACGTGCACAGGATATTATCGCTCAAACATTTGTAGAAAGTTTTGGTGGTTAGAAATGTTAGATTTCGCAAAATTATTACAATCGGAACTATCCACAATCACTAAAGAATGCTTTCACGAAAAGAATCGAAAAGACAAGGTGGTGTATCCATATCTTACTTACGATTATGATCGTGAAAATATGACTCGTGAGCGAGATGAGATTACGATTGAAATTGATATTTTTGATTTTAACACCTCGTATAAAAGGGTGTTGGAGTTAGAAGAACAAATCAAACGACACTTCAACGGAATGCTGCAATTAACGGAAGAATTATATGTAAACTTTCGATTCGTTGGCTCGAATAAAGTCAACACAGGCTCAGATACAGTGAAGCGTCGAAACATTAGATTAAATGTTCAAACAGAATGGAGGAAATAAGAAATGGCAAAAACAGAAGTAAAACGTACAGGATATACAGTCGATACGCCTAAGAATTACCTGGTTGACGCTGGGGCAATTTATAAGAATATCGAATGGGATGCTGCAGGAAAAAAATGGAAAGGTGAACTATTAGGTGCTACTTCAGATGGTAATAAAGTGTCTATTGTAACGACTTACCGAACGATTGAAGTAGATGGCGTGTTCACTCCTGCTAAAGGTCAAAAAATCATTGATAAGGCAGAAGCAACGTTAGAAGTTAACGTTAAAGAGATTACTGCTGAGAATATCCGTTTAGCGTTAAATGGTAAAAAAGAAACTGGAAACGGAACTGACAATCCAGCAGGATGGGATATCGTTCAATTGAAAGACAGACTTGAAGATGGCGATTATATTGACAACATCGCATTAGTAGGTGTGATGTCTGGAAGTAAAAAACCAATCATTGTAGTTCTATACAACGCACTATGCACAAGTGGTTTAGAATTTGATACTAAAGATAATTCTGAAGCTGTAATTACAATGAAATTCGAAGCTCACGCTAACGCTGAAGACGTTGCAAATCGTGTAGCACCAGTTAAAATCTTCTACCCTAACGCATCGGAGGAATAATTTATGGAGTTAAGAGAATTACGTGGAGACGATATGTTTTCAATGCTTTCTATCATTGGGAAGTTAGATATTAAAGATGATCTTGTAGAATTGTTTGAAAAACAACAAGAAAAAGATAGCCATTTATTAGGCCATTTATCTAAGAAACCAACAAAAGCAGAAAAAGAAAAGCAAGAAAAAGCACTAGAAAAACGTGGCATGCAAATGATTGCTGGATTAATTCAAACGATTCTTGCAAATATTAATAAAGCCAAATTAGACATTAATACTTTCCTTGCTGACTTAACGAACACATCAATTCAGGAAATTCAGAAATTAAACTTTGTTGACTATACTCAATTATTAGTTGAATTCTTCAAGAAACCAGAGTTGAAGGATTTTTTAACATCTATCTCCTCAATCTTAGGCTCGGGCAACACGCTTTAAAAGATAAATTATTCAAACGCTACTCAAATCCAACTGCTCTTTTAGCTACTTACAGCATGAAAGAGACGTTGGATTTTTTAGCGTATCTTTTTGAGGTGGAAGCAGAAGAGAAGTTGTGGGAGTTGTGGTTAGCGAAAGATATCGAGCAAGATTTCAACTCTTTCAAACAAGAACGATTGAGTAAGATTAAACCATCTTCGGTTGATGGAAAAACGATGAGTCAAACTGAAGAAGAAAATGCTATTCGTTTAGCAGAACAAATTATGAGTATGGGGGTGAAGGAAGATGGGTGAGATATTTAGACTGTTTGGGACAATCGGAATCCGCGGAAGTGACGCCGAAAAAGAACTGGACGGTGTAGCAAGAAAAGGGGAACAGACCAGCAATAAGTTGTCTAGTTTCTTTAAGAAAACTGCTACGGTCATTGCAGGAGTATTTGCTGCTGGAAAATTAATTGATTTCGGAAAGATGTCAATCGAAGCAGCGGCATCCGCTAAGGCTACTCAGGCACAATTCGAACAAGTATTTTCTGGGATTGTCGACACTGCAGAACAAGCTTTAAACGGCGTAGCTAAAGAAGTCGGAGCGGTCCCAACACGGATTAAACCAGCTTTTAACCAAATCGCAGCATTCGCTAAAGTAGCTGGAATGGATACAACTCAAGCGATGGAATTTACCTCTCGTGCTACAAGAGCAGCGGCTGATACTGCAGCTTTCTACGATAAGTCATTAGAAGAAACGACTGAGACCTTGAAGAGTTACTTAAAAGGTAACTTCCAGGTTGCAGACAATTTAGGAATCTTATCAACTGAGACTACTCGTAACGCAAAAGCAACAGAGTTGTTCGGTAAGGAATATTCGAAATTATCAGGGCTACAACAACAAGAAGTTCTCTTGAGAATGTATGAAGATGCCAACAAAGTATCTGGGGCAATGGGTCAAGCGGCTCGTGAATCAGATGGTTGGGAAAACGTCATGGGTAACTTGAAACAAACGTGGGAAGATTTCAAAGCCACGATGGGTTCAGTTGTTCTAGATAGCCTTGTTGTAGCTATGCAAAACTTAACAGGTTTTGTAGGCGAATTAAAAGACAGATTCTTGCAATTGAAAGATAGTGGCGAGCAGTTTATTAAAGGCGTTGTTGAATCCGACGCGTTTGCTAAAGTTCAGGAAATATTTAGTAAAGTTGTTGAGAATTTGAAACTGGCTTTTGATAATATCGGAGGAGTCATTGGTAACGTATCCGCAATCGTCGGAAGTTTTGTTGATGATTTATCTAAAATTGTAACGGTAGAGGACATCATTAACACTGTTGGTGGAGCGTTCGAAACGTTAAGTGGTTTCATAAGGGATGCAACTGGTTGGGTTAAAGATTTGACTGGATATATCTCTAGTAACCAAACAGCCATGGATTTACTTAAATCTACAGTAGTTGGTATCACAGCCGCATACACTGGTTACAAAGTAGTGATGGGAGTAATCAAAGGCATTGAAGTTGCTCGTAAAACAGTATTAGCAATCACAAACGGATTAATGTTAGCACAGTTTGTCCGCACTAAAGCATTGACTGCTGCAGAAGCGGCAAACGCTGCTGCAACGATGGGTGCAAGTGGAGCGTTTAAAATCTTCAACGCTGTTTTAAATGCCAATAAACTTGCGGTAATTATTACAGCAATAACAGCAATAACAGCAGCCTTGGTTTGGTTCTTCACGCAAACTGAAACAGGTAAACAAATATGGCAAAATTTCATGAACTTCTTAACAGGTTTGTGGAACGGTATTGCAAGTTGGGCTTCTGAAACGTGGCAAGGTGTTGTTGATGCTATCACATCAGTAGTTACTAGTTTAACGGAATTCTTTAGTAATCTATGGACATCTATCACGAATATAACAACACAAGCGTGGAATGCATTCCTTGGAATCATAACACCTATTATTCAACCGATTATTAATATGGTTAAAGCCAATTTCGAATTGATTAAAAACTATATTGATACCGTTTGGAATGCCATCTCAACTGCAGCAGGCGCAGCATGGGAATTAATCAAGAACGTTATTATCGGACCAGTGTTAGTTCTATTACAACTATTAACAGGTAATTTTGAAGGAGTGGCAAGCACTCTTAGTCAAATTTGGACCAATATTTCTACTGCAGCACAAACGATTTGGGAATCATTATGTACGATTGTATCTGCATTTGTAGATACATTGGTTCAATATGTCGTGAATATATTTACTGGATTGTCTGAAACATTTGGAACTATTATGCAAGGCATTATGGACGTTGCAGTTTCTATTTGGAGCGCTATCGTCGATTCTATTAGCGGATTTGTAAGTTCAGCTTACCAATTCGTTGCGGACGGCGTAAGTAACATGTTCAATATCGCATCTCAAATGTTTAGCAGTATCGTATCTGCAGTTGGAGAGTTCTTCGGTCAAATCCCTGGAACGATTAGCGGTATTTGGAATGATGTTATTAGTTTCTTATCTGGTATTAACCTATACGACATCGGGATGAATATCATCCAAGGTTTAGTAGAAGGTATTGCAGGTATGGCTGGTAGTGTCGTTAGCACTATCCAAAACGTTGTGGGCGGAGCAATTGACTTCGCAAAAGGATTACTTGGAATCCACTCGCCTTCTAGGGTATTTAAAGAAATCGGTAAATTTACTGGCGAAGGTTTAGCTATCGGGATTAACAACGAAGCGGATAACGTTGCAAAAGCTAGTGAAAACATGATAGATGCGGTTATTCCGGATTCTATCCCACAAATTCCGTTCGACTATTCAGTAAGCTACGGAACATCTTTATCCAATATGCAAGATGCTGCTTCGAAGAATGCAACCGTCCAACCAATTGGGCATGATTCAAAACTCGATGTGGTTATCGAAGTATTGCTTAAGATTCTAGAGAAGGACAACAACACTTATCTAGACGGACGTAAATTAACTGATGTTGTGAATGGATATAACAAACTTAACGATAGAAGAATGATGAGAGCGAGAGGTGAATTAACATGATTTACAATGGACAAGATTTATCTAGTTTAATAATTATTAACAAAGTAGAACGTGCTATGACACCTCTTGTTACAAATGTTGTAAAACAAAAAAGATTTATTAAAAGGGAATACGCAGAAAAAACTATTACGGTAAGAGTTACAATCAAACACGATGTGTTACAAACGATTGACGTTCTAAACCGAGTTTTCTCTGTACCGAATCAAAAATTAATTTTCAAAGACCAGCCTACAAGATACTATGAAGCTGTCTTGACTGGTGAAATCATTCCTACAAGCTCTGTGCGAGGCGCTGAATTGCAACTACAATTCCTAATCCCAAAAGGAGTGTCGTATTCAACCACAGAGAAGAATGGAACAGTCGTTGGTGGAAAGTTGACTGTTGAAAATAACGGAACAGCTACTACTTATCCTGTTTATACTTTTATAGCCAGCACACCATACAAGATGATTGCATTAGCGCATCCGAATGGGAAAGCTGTCCAGTATGGATATGAGAATGGAGAGGATATTATCAAAACAGGTGATGTCGTTCGTTTTGAATCAGAAAGCAACACGCTTCTTATTAACGGGAAAAGAAAATACATTAATCCTGCCAGTCAAGTTTTTGGAATTTTACCAGGAACGACTCAAATAGAGATTAGTGCGGATGGAAACAAAGCTATCCCGAGCATTAAATGTATTTATAGGGAGTGTTGGTTATGATTACAGTTACGAATAGACAGTATGATATTGTCTGTCAGTTGAGTTTTGACTTGGCTGACGGACTTTTTGCATACAACGATTGGTTTGAACAAGACCTGGACACTGGTATCGGAACATATCAATTTACAGTTGATAAAATCGGAGATCCTGAGATTGAAAAAATTAACGTAGGATGTTATTTGATTGTAAAAGACGGAAGCAAAACACGCTCATTCGAAGTGATGCGAATCGAGGAAGACAAAGATTCTAAAACGATTTACGCTGAAGATGCTGGGCTGGACCTGCTAGGTGAGCAAGTGCCACCTTACAAAGCTGACAAAAGCTATCCAATTACTCATTACATTGCGGAATTTACCTATGACTCAGGCTGGGAAATCGGAACCAACGAAATTCCTGAAACAACTACTCGTAAACTTGAGTGGGAAGGAACAGATACTGCTACTAAGAGACTTAGACAGTTGGTTAGAAGGTTCGATGCTGAGATAGCTTATGACTTCGAATTTGTTCACGGAAAGATATTCAGAAAGCTAATCCACATCTACAAGAAGATTGGTGAAGACAAAAAAGTCCGTTTAGAAGTTGGAAGAGAAGTTTCAAACGTTAAAAGAACCATTTCTATTGAAAATCTAGCAACTACGATTGTAGCAACTGGTGCTGATGGGATTACGTTAGCTGGAGCTGAATACAACGAAGGGAATATTCGGTCTACGAAAAATTCGATTTATTTAATCGATTATGACGCGGTAGCAAGATGGAAACGAGCCGGATACGCTCCTGCGGGTGGAGGAATTGTTAAGCGTTATGAAAGTGAGGCTAAAACCCCACAAACGTTGATGGTAGAAGCTGTTATCAAGTTGAAACAGTGGAATCATCCAGAAGTGACGTATGATGTATCAATCAGCTTGTTGCCTGAAGAAATCAACATCGGAGATACAGTAGTCATTGTAGATAATAACTTCGAACCAGCGTTGGTTGTAGAAGGCCGTGTTTCTAGCATCAAGAAATCCATCGCTACAAAAGAAAGTGGCGAAATTAAAATAACTAACATTCAGTCTAAAGAAGATACGATTAGTGAGAAGGTAAGACGTTTAAGCACATTAGTGCAAGAACGTCTTTTTGATTTCACAAGCGTTCCATTCGTTATGACAATTCAGTCGACCGACGGAGTGGTGTTCCAAAATAGTAATATCGCTACTAAATTAATTGCTAACGTCAGCAAGATGGACATTCAAATGAACAGTCGATTCACATATCGTTGGAAACGAGTAAGTAAATATGGAACGGATGACACATCATGGAATGAGCAGCATGTAAACGGCAGCAATGAATTATCAATTACCGTGAACGATGTTGATAGAGAAGCTACATTTATTTGTGAGGCAATCGAAGGCAATCAAGTAGTTGCAAGCAACTCTATAGTCATTAAAGACTTCATCGTTAACAAGTCAATAGGGCCAACTCCCCCAACCAATCCCAGTCCAGGAGATTTGTGGACTGATACGAGCATTCCTGGAAAGGATATTCCAAAAATTTACACAAATGGCGAATGGAAGCCTGTTTTAAACAAAAATGATAAAGAGCTGGAACGGCTTCAAAAAGAATTTGAAGATCGTAATAGGGAACACGCTAACCAATACGCTAAGGTCATGGAGATTATCAATAAATCTCAAGTAACAGAAGACACATTCAGAGATTTAACTGGACGGTTCAGCAATCTCGAAGAGTCTTACAAGAGAATTCAAGAAACTGCGGAAGAGATTCGAGGATTAGGGCAGAGAACAAAAGCAGTAGAGCTTAACATCGAGCAATCAAGAATTCTTCTTAATGCTCTCTCAACATATTTCAATGTTGATGAAGACGGAATGCTTATTGGGAAGAACGGCAACAAATTGCAGACGCGTTACACAAACGAACGCATGGAATTCATCGATAGCGGCCGTGTTGTTGCTTATGTTTCTGGCCAGCAAATGAACATCGTAAGTGCTACATTCTGGAATTCCGTTACTATTGCCAATCATATTTTCGAACGATATAACAATGAATTCACTGTTATATCTTATGTAGGAGGTGCTGTAAATGGTTAGGATTGAAAAGTTCACTAATAGTGGCTATGCAAAGCTTGCAATGGAAGTAACTGAATCTAGCTACAGCATCGAAAATAACAACTCACCAGTAATGTGGAATTTATGGCTAGAGAGAGGCAGCACTTGGGTATACGATTTAAACAATGAAAGCTGGGCAGAAGCTACTATTAATGGCCAGACAGTAATTGGAAAGTATGTCAGCCTTGATTTAAGAAACACAAATAGAGTACTGCTAGGAAGTGGAACTCTGACAATCCCTCATAACGAAGACGGAAGCAAGACTATCACCTTTTGGGCAAGAATTCTGGATGTTGCCGACCAGGGCGATATTAATTGGTTTAGCGGAACACTTGGATTAACAAATATCCCACGCGCTAGTGCTATTGAATCAGTTACAGAAACTGAATTAGGTCAGCAAGTTACTATCAAGATTAATAAGAAGGTCAACGAGTTTAGGCATCAAGTCTGGTGGCAAGTTAATGACAGTGGCTGGATTGATTTAGGAACTGGCCACGATACAAGCGTACAATTAACAATTCCAATATCTTATGCGGAACGTATCACCAACAGCGATACTGGACTGCTAGATGTGTGTGTACGTACATTCAGAGGCAATGACCAGATTGGAAACGATGTATATCAGAGAGGAATTGGCATTAAAGTTCCTGC